AAAACCGCCTCCAACTCATCCACGCGCCTGCGCAGGGCGTCGATCTTTTCTTGCGACAGGCGTACAGTTTCGTTTCTGAAATCGATCGCCTCATTAGCCACACGACGCAACCGCTCGTTTTCCCGAGCCAGCTCCGCAACCGCCGCGCGGATCAACGGTACGTCAGTCAGTTCAAGGAATCCGTTATCCAGCAAATCCAGCACTTCACTCACAGGCATTGTCTGCTCGCTCACTTCTCGGCCCTCACGTTTTTCCGCGTTGAATAGCGATTTTTGAGCTGCCAACGCAGGATCGCGCGCATAGCCTCTGCCTCGGTCGCCCAAGGTGGCCACGGCCAATCCCACTTATGCGGCGGCTTTGGCTTCTTGGTGTTCATGGCTGCATTCTCCGTTTCTTATTGAGTCTCACTTGCAGACCAGAAGAGCCGTCCATGGCTCTAGGTACTTTTTAGTTCTGGAACTTGCCCTGTACCGCGACGATGCAATTGCCTACGGTGCATGGTACGAAGGTCGAAGCACTGATCGGCTGGCGGGGCTGTACAGTGCCGGGGATCAGATTCAGCCAGTAGTTCTTGGTTGGATCGAGCTTGCATGCACCGGCCGAACCGTTAGAGCTGGCTACGAGGTTGAGATCGCGCGCGGCGTTGCAGACCACGTTCGGGTTGCCGTCGGTGAACACGCCTTGCACTGTAGCGATGGAACCGGTGATGTTGCGTGCGTTGGTGAAGGTACTGTTGATCAGAAAGTCGACCGTGTGCCCGGGCGTCGGCTTGAACGGGATTGCGACATACTGCCCCGGCTGTAGCGTGAATATCGCATTCGCCGTCGACAAGCTGCCGGGCCACGTAGCGCCGAACACCTTGTCGAAGGTCCAGTTACCGCTGTCCGAAGTAGTCACCGAACTAACGACGTTGTGCTTGAATGCGCCCGCACACACGGCGTGTTGGTTCGGCAAATCCGAACCGAGCCCCGGCTGGCATGTAGCACTGGTCGGCGGTGGCGGTGTATCCGGGCACTGCACTGTGGCCGAAGTGCTTGGAGCATTTAGCGCGATGCTCGTTGCTGCGCAGTTGAGTGGTTGGTTGTAGGATGCAGCAAATGCTTGTGAAGCGATAAGAGCTAACGCAAGTACGATCTTCATTTCAGTTCTCCGTTGGTGGGTGGTTTGCCGCGATAAGCAATAGCGCGGCGTATGGCTCGAGGGCATTGGTATACCAGTCATAAACATTTATCGTTGCAGGACCGAAACGTTGTTTTAAGCCCCTCGTTCCGAAGAATCCGAGTGGAGCGGGATCACGATTGCCCCCAGTGATATGAATTCCACGGTACATAAAACCAACGCAATCGCTCATACGGCTCCTCCGGCGATGTCTTTGCGTGCTTGGGCCAGCCACTTCGGATCGGGCTTCCAATTCACGTCGATGCCTCGGACGTTGCGGTTGTTTTTCCAGATCTGCTTCAAGTGCAATTTGTGGTGCTTGAGCAAACTGGCAAACTTGTTCGGGCTACGCGGCATACCGCCGACGCACCATTCTGTGATCACTAAGAGCTCGTCGCGTGTGATCCTGAAGTCTAGAGTGTTGACCAGATCGATGATTAGCTCACGATACGGTGCGTACTTGGTATTCTCGAGCGGGGACATTTTGTCCGGAGTCACGGAGCTTAAGTGATCCCAGAAAAACTCCAAGTCCCCACGTAGTAGAGCATCACTCACGGTGTCGATCGCTGTGCGCGAAATATCGATGAGCTGGTCGCGTGCGAGCGATACTAGCGGGGTACGAGCGACGATTTTGGAAGCAGGGTACGCGCGAAGATACGCGTAGAACGCTTCGAGCTCATTGGGGATGTCTTCTTCGATTTCTTTGACCGAGAGGCTGATTTTGTGTTCTTGATATGGTCCGACGTTGAATCTGCGGTCATCGCTGCTTACCTCGACAGGGGCGGGTTTATTGCTCGCAAAGATCATGTTGGAATGATTAGGTGCCATGTAGGCTTGGGTGTACATCTTGCGGATCGAGATCGTCGGTTCGACGATTAGATTCTTGAGCTTGGCCGTGATCTTGGTGTGGTATAGAGACCTACCGGCCTCGATTTCATCGATGAAGACGATGAATTTATTCTCCATGTATCCGGTGAACTCGCTTTCGATCTCTTCCATGCGTTTGGACACGGTGTTTTGTGCCCCGAATATCGGGGTCAGTATGCTATGAAACAGCACACCCTTGCCGGTTCCTTGGGTGCCTTGCCATACCCACGCCGTGCCCGAGGCCTTGAGATTCTGGACGATTACTGCGAGCCAGTTCATGAAGTGATGGATCGTCGCAGCATCGTTGCCGAGCACGTGCGAGATTACTTTCATGATTGTCGGCGGGACAGAGCTCACCGTAGGTAAGCTCTGTAACTGGAAAAACGTGCTAGGTTGGTAGGTGTTGATCTTCCGGCTCTTGGTGTCGATCACGTATTGACACGTCGGATCCCATGTGAGTGTCCAGTCTGGAACGATGTCACCGAGGGCCTGATCGTACTGCGCCAAGAATTGACGCAATTGGTTTTCAGATTTGGCAGGAGCCAGTACCAGCTGATCAGTGAGGCTGTTGTACGTGCCGTTGTAGTAGTTCCCGGTGCTGAAGTCACGGAAGGCGAGGTGAATTTCACCCTTTGAATTCGGCTGATAGCTCAGAGTCTGGGCAATCTTGGCCGATTGTAATTTGGCCCAGTACTGCGGGAGTAAGTCTTGAGTGCGATAGGTCGGCTCGCCCTTGAAGTTATAGATGAACTCGGGGGAGTTCTCGGGATGGTAGTAAGCCCAACTGTCACCGCCGTTGAGGTTGAAGTATACAAATCCGCGTTCGGTCTTCGAGGCCGTAATGCTTGCAGCGTCGGGATTGGATAGATACTCGATTTCACCTTGGAACTTGAACTTGGCAGCTCGGATCTTAGGCAATCCGGCCTTGGCACGAAGGTCGGCGATGATTTGTGAGATCTGGTTGCGCTGTACCTCTTGAGCCTGAAAGCTCGTGGGTAGGGTCAGTACTCGATTCAGACGGGCATTGAATGTGATTCGGTTACCTTTGGGGTAGGGGTCTTTGATCCTCGGTGCGAGTGCTGGCGGTGCGATGTAGAGGAGCTTGTCGTTTTGGCACGTGGTGACGTCCAGAGGCCAGCGCAGACTGGTGTTGGTTTTGGTGAGTTTGAGCTGAGAGTTGAGCTCTGGGACCGCGAGATTAAGTCCTAGGAGCCAGCGTTTGAGTTGTGCTGGCTGGTATTCACGGTCGAGCTGTATGAAGATGTGGCAGCGCAGATCCGTTGCGCTCTCGAGTCCCATAGAGCTTGACCATTGAAGGATGTAATCGGTGTCCTGCGCTCCGACGGCTTTGAGAAAGGCATCCACGGACTGAAACCCAGAGATACCGTCTAGGTCCAGACAGATCCAGTTGGTGGGGGTGTTCGGGTCAGTTGATCCAGCTCGGGATTCGAGTTGTAACTTGCGTTGTAATTCACCCTTTAGCAGACATGCGCCTTTTGCTGCGTACTTGCAGATGTGCTGATAAAGCTCGTAGAGGCTGGTTGGATGCTCTTCGTACGAGGTTACCTCGTACACGAAGGGGTAAGGGTGTTTGATTAATGTTCCATCTGCTGCTAGCTCGTAAGCCTTGACGATCGGCTGTTTTGCAGCGAGGAAGTTAATCTTCATTAGTCACAATCCCCGGGGTTTGGCCTGTTCCACGTGGAACACCGGCTTCGATCAAGTGGCTACGAGCCACGAAAGCTTTTACGTTTTGGGTGTTGGTATTCAGGAAGCGCGGAAATTCGAGCACCTCACGGACATCGATCTCGTAAGCGCGGCATAGACTGTACAGGGAGTCGAGGGTGGGGTTGTACTCGGGGTCTGATTCTATACTCCGAATGGTGGGCAGACTCAAGCCCGACATTAGGGCGATATCTGACTGGGATAACTGTAGGTGTTGCCGGATGGATTTGAGGGCAAGTCGGTTGATCTTTTCCATCAGAAAAAGCTCCTATCGGTCCTAGTTTTGGGGGGTCCAAAAATTTTGCTAGAATCGAGGATTGTGGATAAGTCCGGAAATATATCTTCATCAAGTATATTTTGCAATATTTTTCTGAAAAATCTTGTCCGAGAAAAAAAGTGCTAGGATTGCTAAAAGCTCTAAAGAATATTTTTTAACTAACAAAGACTTAGAGATTCTAGCAATTCTAGAAGAAGGAAAGAGAAAAGAGAAAAGAGAAAAGAAATAGAAAACAAAGGATCAAGAAGAAATGAGAGTATTAGAGAGGTTACCTTTTAGGTTTGGGAGGTCTGGTGAAATATTGTTTTTAACGGGATTCTAACGCATTCGACTGTATGCTCGCGTCCATGAATAGGCACACAAAACGCTGGTCGTTGGACTATCCCGATGCGCGTGGAACGGCGAGGTATTTGCTCAGTCTTCCTGAAGCGATGCTCAAGGATTTGACATTGCATGCTGAGTTGCAGGGGATCTCGGCTGCTGAGTTTGTAAGGCGTGCGATCACTGCGAGTATGCTGGCGCATGCAGACAAGAAGGTGTATGCACGGATGCATGGACAGCCGTTGGCTCCCACGACTGAGAGCTAGGTTAAAAGCACCTCGCTCCTAGGAGCGAGGTGCTGAGTGGGTGGATCAAGCTGCCATCATGAAGCGTTCGATGTCTTCGGCTTTGCCGATGTTATTGCGTTGCGCAATGCCGCGTTCTTTTTGCAACTGCCGATAGTCATCGAGATCGTAGATCGGCGTGAACGTGCCGTTGTCCTCAGCACGTTGGTCGAGGGGGCACAGGCCATTTTCGAACCCCCAGAACTGCTGGGATTCGACCGACATGCGACTGAAACCCGAGATCAGCCAGATCTGCAGATACTCGATCGCGTCGACTGCATCTTCGATCGATGTTGCCGTGATGTCCTGTTCGGGTCCGGCATATTCTTCGCGTTCGGTAGCTCGATTGAAATCGGATTGGTCGAAGAGTGGGACGTCCGTCAGGTCTACAGGGTGATCTTCGAACATGGCGTCGACACCTTCTTCGATCGCTGTAGCGTCGATCTGTCGGTTCAGGCGACTGATGTCGATGTTGGCTTGGAATGCGCAGTCCTTCATGAGTTCCTTGACCATGACGACCGCTGCGGTCGTGTTTTTGGTCTGCGCAAAATAGGCCACGGTTTTTGCAACTGCGAGTTTTGGATCATCGAACTTTTTTGCGGCGGTGCCGAGAGCGTGTCGGATTTCGTGGAGTGTGATTTCACGATTGGTCAAGCGCTCCGAATTTTTGCGCTTGGCCTTGAGCGCGGCTATGAAGTTCGGATGTAGCGGATCGAGTGCGACTTTTTGGATGGCGTGTGCCAAGTACTTGAGATGCGTATTCGTGTTCATGATTGAAAACCTCGAGTGAGTGATTTGAGTAGTTTGAGTTTGCGCTCGATTACGTTGATAGTTCGTGTGTGATCGAGTTCGAACGTGACAGCTGGGCGTACACGTGCCCGTATGCTTACCTCCTTGCTGGTTGCGTTGAAATCGTTGACGAGATTCATTGCTTCTTCGAGCGTGATCTCGCCGCTGTAAAGCCTGTCTTCGAGTGCTTCGACGAAAGTGATTACGTCGTCCTCGGCTTCAACTTCATTGAGATCTAAATGGCCGTCTTTACTTCTGATTAAGAGATTCATAATTGCTCCATAAATGACCGCGCATGTAGACCTTGGTGCTGGGATCGATGTAACCAAATGCCCAGCGACCAGCTGATGTGAATCCAGAGCAAAGTAGCCCAGCAACTGCTGCTGCCATGATGCCGGTAAACGTCCCGTAATGGAGAATGTAAGTGAGAATCGTTATCACTACGTCTATCATTAGCGGTCGCCCTAGCATTCGCAATGAGACCTTTGGCGGTAGTTTCACAAATAATAGAAACAGACCGAGAAACACGATGAACCCAGATTCGATGATCATAGCGTTATGTGTCTTAGTGCTACCTCGATGAGTACCACGACACTCAGTGCCCAGACCGAAATTCCTGCGATCTTTTCGATTGGCACTGTGTTGATCGCGGCGTATGCCCGAATGCCCAGCACCGCAGTGCTGAACAACGAAAGTATAAAAATATACTTAATCATTGCGGATGACCTCGAGCTTGGTGATTCGCAGCTCGCGGCAGTTCCATGCAGTGCGAGCACCACGATAGAAGCACTTGGTGTGTATGTTCAGAGCTGAGTACTTCGTACTCAGCGATTCAGCAACGACGTTCGTCGCGTTTGATACTGCGCGCGAAGCCTTGATCAAACCATTCATGGCATTGAAGCCAGCGCAGAAAAATTGTGCATGTGTGTTCATGAGTGAGTTTCCTAGTGTGAGTGAGTGATTTAGTTTCTGGTCCAGCGATACAACAGCGCACCGAGTATTAATACAACAACTACTCCGACCTTGATTGTGTGAACCATTTCAGCGAAGTCGATCGAGCTCATGCTTTGCTCCAATGGGTCCAGTCAATCGAATTGCGTTTGCGTACACGAGTAGCAAAGCGCTCAGCCACTGAGCGATTTATAAACTTATACTTGTGTACAAATCTACTTCCAGTGCGCTCGAAGAGCACACGCACTTGGTACCAAGTGCTAAGTAGATCATCACAAGTTACGATCTCCAAGTGAGCGCGATCCAATCTCGTGCGAACTTTCATCTGAGAACTCCGTGTTGAGAACACAGACTTCAGTCACTTCGCGCGAAGCGCGAAGTGGGGGTGGGGGTAGAGACTCCTTTTCGGGAAATCCGAAACCGAATCCGAAGTGGGGGGTGCTAAGGGCGAGGGGAGAGGGGGAGGGACCCATCGCCTGATTTGCGAAACTTCTTCGTACTTTGTACCCTGCACTTTGGTAGCCGTAGCTCAACGGCAGAGTGCTGACCTGTGAAGTCGGTTACCCCAAATGCTTTGCAATTGGGTACCAATTTGGTACGCTTTTGGCCCATGGAGCTCAACCCCAACCATTCCGTTACTCAGTCTGTGCACGATCAGTGGCATAAAATCTGCGCTCTCTTGCTGTTCCAGAGCGGTAAGGCCGACGTCACGATCGACGCGACCACGGTCGAGGCGTTTTGTAATTCAGATCTGTGTAACATCGTGCTTCGTGCTGACGAGCGTGGCTTGCATCTGAGTCTTGCGAGCACCTCCGAAGCTGCAGACTTGGCCCGCAAGGAGGGCGGTCTTCCGACCTGATTTCCTATGCGCGATCTCGAGACCGTGTTTAACAACTTGCAGGAACGCGGTGCGTATCAGAAAAAAATGATGCGCAAGAAGAACTACACCGGCACTCGGCCCGTAGATCTGAACTCGAAGACCGACTCTCGTGCGTTTTTGACCGAGAAACAGCGTCAGTACGTTGTAAATCGCGCCGAACACGGCATGACACAGTCCGCAGCTGCTCGTGCGGCGGGCTACAGCCTCAGTTCTCCGGCTGTGATCACTCAGCTAGAGACGAACCCCAAGATCCAGATGGCCATTGCGAAGAAGCGAGCCGAGTTCGCCAAGGTATCGCAGATGACCCGCCAGAAGGTGATCGATGGCTTCAGTGAAGCTATCGAGATGGCCAAAACCCAAGGTGATCCGATCGTGATGGTCGCCGGCTGGCGCGAAATCGGTAAGATGTGCGGGTTCTACGAGCCTGTGAAGACCAAACTTGAGGTCACGATCAATGGCCAAATCGCGCTCGAAAAAATCCAAACCCTCTCCGACGCTGAGCTCCTTGCCCTCGCCGAAGAAGGCGGCAACGGTCTTCCGGCACTTGAAGGACAGCTCATCGCGTCTGAGGACTCAGATCGAGAAACAGGTCAAGAAGGATAAGCGCGAGCAGGGCCAGCGCAGTGTTCTTGCCCGGAACGCACCCAAGAATCAGCCCCCGCCGGCTCCGCCCCCAGCTCCAAAACCCCTAACCCCCAGTCTCTACTCCCAGCAGGTGCTCGCGCGCAGGGTGCTCGCGCGCCGCCGGCTCTTGCAGTTCGTGAAACTGACGTTCCCCAAGTACCTAGCCGGCTGGGTGCATGAGGATATCTGCGAGCGCTTGGAGAAGTTCTCTCAGGACGTAGCTGCGGGGAAATCCCCGCGGTTGATGCTCCTGCTCCCGCCGCGGCACGGCAAGAGCGAGCTGGCCAGTATCCGCTTCCCAGCGTGGCACTTGGGACATAACCCCAGTCACGAGATTGTGAACGTCGGGTATAACTTGGACTTGCCCATGAAATTTTCGCGGCGTGTCCGCGAACTCATGCGCGATAAGCACTATCAAGCCATTTTTCCGGACACTCAGCTCGATCCTGATAGCCAAGCGGTCGGTGAGTGGTCGACGACGCGTGCCGGCGGGTTCTTGGCCGCTGGCGTCGGCGGCGGTATCACTGGCAAAGGCGCGCACGTGCTGATCATCGACGACCCGATCAAGAATCAGGAAGAAGCCGATAGCGCCGACATTCGCGACAAGCTCTGGGATTGGTACCAGTCCACGGCGTACACACGCTTGGCCCCCGGCGGCGGGGTACTGGTTATTCAGACTTGGTGGAACGACGACGACCTCGCCGGCCGGCTGCAGGCTGCCATGCGCGCGGGCCCGGGCGACGATGGTTATGCTGCTGACGACTTTGACTTGATCAAGTACCCGGCCCTCAGCGACGAGTGGGAGTACAAGGAGCCCAGCACCGGGCGCGTGATCCGCGAGAAAGAAGAGTGGGTGCCTATCGAGGGGGAAGAGCCTGAAAGGGTCTTGCTTCGCCCGCCCGACACTTGCCTGCACGAAGCCCGCTACCCGACCGAGGCCCTCAAGCGGATTCGGGCCAATATGGATGCGCGCATCTGGAGCGCGCTGTTCCAGCAGAATCCCGTGCCCGACACCGGCATGTACTTCAAGCGGGAGTACTTTCATAAGGCTCCGCCCAGCATGCCTGCCGCCGGGGCCCGGATTTTCACTGCTTGGGACTTCGCCATTGGCGAGAAGCAGACCAACGACTGGACCGTAGGGGCTACGATTTATCAGGATGAGCACGATAACGTGTACGTGCTGGATATCCATCGCATGCGCGGCGGCACGTTCGAGATCATCGAGGCCATGCTCAATGTCGCAGCGCGCTGGAATGTGCAGCTGATGGGGGTCGAAGATTCGCAGATATGGCGGGCGCTCAAGCCCGTGCTGGACAAGCGCATGGTGGAGCGCCAGCAGTATGTGGCGTACGAGCCGCTCCAGCCCCTGACCGACAAGCAGGTGCGCGCCCGGCCCTTGCAGGGCCGCATGATGCAGGGGAAGCTCTGGTTCCCGGACGGAGCGCCTTGGTACGATCAGGCGCAGCAGGAGATGCTGCGGTTCCCAGCCGGCGTGCACGACGACGTGGTCGATGCGCTCGCATGGGCCGCGCACATGGTCGTGAAGCGCCCGCCCCCTCGTGCTGCGAGTACGAGCGCAAACTTACCCTCTTGGCGCGACAAGCTGGAAAGTGATATCGTCCGCGGAATTGGGACCCACATGGCCGCTTAACTATGCCCGTCAATACTTCGATTGCTACGGACGTCTGGCTGCGGTACGCGTGGTTACGCGACAACGGCCATCTGGCCTATGTCAAGAAAGCCACCCAGTGCGATGATTTCTTTGTCGGCATGCAGTGGGATCCGCACGATCTGGCTCTTTTGAAAAGCCAGCGCCGGCCGGCTCTGACGATCAACAAGATCATCAGTACTGTGTCCAACGTGCTGGGCGAGCAGATCTACCAGCGCACGGACACGGCGTTTAGGCCCCGTAACGAGGGGGCGACGGAAGATATCGCCAGCGCGCTGACCAAGGTCTACATGCAGATTTCGGACAACAACCAGCTCTCGTGGCTGCGCTCCGATGTGTTTTGCGACGGCATCATTACTTCACGCGGTTTTTTCGACGCCCGGCTGGACTTTACCGACTCGCTCCGCGGCGAAGTCCGTATCACTCAGCTGAATCCCAAAAACGTGCTCGTTGATGCAGACGCAGATGAGTACGACCCGGACAAATGGGGGGACGTGATCGTCACGAAGTGGATGTCTCCGGACCAGATTGAGCTCCTCTACTCGAAGGCCGACGCAGACCTTCTGCGCTCCCGGACCGACAGCTACTTCCCCTATGGATACGACTCGATTGATCGTGATCGTGACCGGTTTGGCTTCCCCCGGGCGATGCAGGTACTGGGGAGTGAGAACGAGCGGAACATCTCCCGCAACATTCGGGTGATCGAACGTCAGTGGCGGAAGCTCGATCGCGTGTTGCATTTTGTCGATGTGCGCACGGGCGACATGCGCGAGGTGCCGAAGGATTGGGACGACGTTCGTATCGCCCAGTATCTGCAGGCTAACCCGGATATCACGACAACGAAGAAGCTGATCCACCGGATCCGCTGGACCGTCATCGCTGACAACGTGGTCCTTCACGACGACTGGTCCCCGTACAAGCACTTTACGGTGGTGCCGTACTTTCCGTACTTCCGCCGCGGTCGGACGATTGGGCTGGTGGAGAATCTTCTTGGCCCGCAGGAGCTTCTCAACAAGGTTTCGTCCCAAGAGCTTCATGTGGTCAATACTACCGCCAATTCGGGGTGGATGATCAAGCGCAACGCGCTGACGAATATGAGCATCGCCGAGCTCGAGCAGCGCGGAGCCCAGAGTGGCTTGGTGCTTGAACTCGACGAGCTGACGAATGCGGAGAAGATTTCCCCGAACCAGACTCCGTCGGGGTTGGATCGCATCAGCTTCAAGGCTGAGGATCACATCAAGAGCATCTCGGGTGTTTCTGACTACATGCAAGGCTTCGCGCGCGAGGACGTGGCGGCTAAAAGCGTGAGCGCGAATAAGCAGTCGGGCCAAGCGAATCTGGCCAAGGTCATGGACAACATGAACCGGACCGACTACATGCTGGCTCGGAACATTCTGGACATGGTGCAGGATTTCTACACCGAGCCGCGGCTGATGCACATCACCACGGACCGGTTGATGAATACCACTCAACAGCTGCAGCTGAATCAGCCTACGCCCGAAGGGCAGATTCTCAACGACCTGACCCTTGGCGAATACGCCGTAGTGATCACCACCCAGCCCGAACGCGATACGTTCGAGGACTCGCAGTTCGATCAGGCTGTCTCGCTGCGCAAGGACATCGGCGTGCAGCTGCCGGATTCGGTGATCATCCAAGCCAGCAAGCTCAAGGACAAGGCGAAGATCCTCCAGCAGATGCAGGAAGCCGCGAACTCGCCCGAACAGCAGCAGGCGGTGCAGCTGAACCTGCGCAAGCAGCAGGCTGAAGTCGGGAAGCTCGAGGCCGAGGCTCAGCAGAAAGGTACCGACGCGCAGCTCAAGCACGCCAAGGCACAGAAAGAGATGGTGCTCGCGCATCGCGAGACCCAGACCGTGATGAATGGCGGGGTTGATCCGTCTCAGCCGCCGGCGCCGATGCCCGAAGATCCTATGGCCAAGCTGCAGGCCGAGATGGACTTCAAGCATGCGCAGCTGGAGCAAGAGATGGCTCTCAAGCGCGAGCAGATGGAGCGCGAGTTCGCGCTCAAGAAAGAGCTCGCCGACCGCGAGTTTGCGTTGAAGAAACAGGACGCCGAGAGCCAGCGCATGGCTCAACGGGTCCAGCAAGTACATTCGAGCGCCTTGCAGCGTAAGAAGACCAAACCACAACCGGAGAGTGCACATGGCTGATACAGCCGTAGTAGATCGTGGGGATACTCACGTCGCAACCGACGATAACAAAGTAGGTGACAAGAAAGTCCCGGCGGGCGACGTCACCGATACGGAGGCGGATACCGCAAAGACCGACGCCGGCGATAGCTTGGATGACGAGGGGCTCGAGACCGAGGAGGAGCGCGTAGCGCGCGAAGCTACGGAGAAGACGGAAGCCGAAAAGAAGCGCATTCGGATCCCGAAGGCTCGCTTCGACGAGGCCATGAACAAGGCTCGTCAGCGCGAAGAAGCCCTCCAGAAACAGCTCGAAGCGCTTCAAAACCAGCAAGCCGGCTCGGTGCAGCAGGGCGATATCGCTCGGGCGAAGCAGTACTTGGAGAGTCTGCAGAACAAGTACGAGGATCTGGTGCTGGACGGCAAGAAAGAAGACGCCCGTACTGTGCGCCGGCAGATCGACAACCTGCGCGAGCAGCTCACCGAACTCAATGCCTCGTACAAGGCCGATTTGGCCCGCCGCGCGGCGGTCGAAGAGCTGCGCTACGACACCGCGCTGGCCGAGATGGAGCGCACGTACCCAGTGCTGAACCCCGATTCCGACCAGTTCGATGAGAGCAAGACCGACGAGATCAGCACTTTGCTCGAAGCGTTCGCTGCGAAAGGGGTTCCGCGCTCGCAGGCGCTCCGGAAGGCCGTCAAGTACGTGGTCGGAGCGCCCCCCGCCGGCGCGGCGGACGACAAAGGCGCTGATCTGGCGCTCAAGCGCGCCGAAGAGGCGCGCCGCAAGGCTGCCGCAGCGTCGAAACAGCAGCCGTCGAACACCGGCGGCGTCGGAGTCGATTCCGACAAACGTGGTGCTGGGGCCGACAAAGCTGGCGGCGTGGACGTGCTGCGCCTGAACCAGAACAGCTTCGCGAAACTGGACGAGGACACGAAGGCTCGCTTGCGTGGTGACGAGGTATGAGGTTCTTCCATCGTCGCAGTAGCTTCGACGACGCGATGATGCCCGATCGGGGGCTGTTTTTGTTCCCCGGCGGGTTTCACTTGGTGCTTGGGTTCACGGGCAGGAAGCTCCGCGGCTTTATGCTCGACTACGACCGGGTGTACGTAAGCGCTAAACCATTGTTTTGGATGCGCTGGTCGGTGTACCGGTGGCGTTCTTGGTTCGCTCGGGGGGTGTCTCCTTCTCCCGGCACCGAATCTGCTCGAGTGCTTGCGCCCCGTCGAGAGTTGATATAATATCAACTCCCCCAACACGGGAGTTGAACCCCTATGGACTTCGAAACTTTCCTCAAAACTCTATCCGACGGCCCAGTTACTCTCGAGCTGGCCGTCGGCACCGACGGGCACGTCGAGCTGCAGATGAACTCGCGCCGGTATAGGATCGTGAGCAATACGGCCACGCCGATCCCAGCTCTTGCGGACTCGTCCAAGCCCCCGCCGCGGATTCTCGGCGTTGCCGGGTTCCACACCACCAAGATGATGGGAGATCGCTCTTGAGCACTGTCGAGTTTGTGCTCTGGCTCGCCGGCGCAGTTGATCTGGTCGGCGACGAGCCGCCCACGCCGGCCCAATGGGCCCAGATTCGGGCCAAGGCGACGGAGGTGGTCGGCAAGCTTGCAGCTGACAAGCTCTTGGAGCGCGCGGCGAAAGTGGAGCAGGAGCAGATGTACACCGCCCCTTTTGCGGAATATAAGGCCCGAGTCGAGGGGTACTGGGCTCAACTGGCTCAAGCGGCTGTTAAACCCGCTGACTGGAACGATCTACTTATTAAGGCGCACGCGAAATGACCCAGCTGCCGGTTTACAAGTCTCTGGCCCCGGAGCTTCGCACTCCGGAGAACTTCATCCGGCCGCTGCGGACTTCGTACAAGCACGTCGGCGTGAAACCGGTACATCCGACACGGCCTCTTACCCCCGAAGAGGCTTCTCGCTACGCGGCTCATAACTACGTTTGCTTCGAAGAATATCCGAAGAGCGACAGTCCGATTATTGGGCGCTTATGGACCTTCGAACAGCTGGCTAAAAGTGGTTGCGGTGCGGTGACTACAATGGCCGATGAGTTGGCCGAGACTTACGCCATCGACCCGAAGTTTTATTCCCATACCTACTGCGTCGGGTGCGGCGATCACCTGCCGGTCGAGCAGTTCGTCTGGGCCGGTACCGACGATCGAGTTGGATCCTAATGGACGCCAATCAGCTGTTTTTCTGGATGCGAGGATTCTTCGAGCAGGTGACCGAGCCGTCACCTGCTCAGATCACAGCGCTTCGCAACGAAGTGCTCCGGGCTAAGCCCGTCGAAAATCAGATCATACCCGTCACGGTGCAGAACCCGATTTCCGGTACGGGTGACTGCGGCTGCAAGAAAAAAATTCCTTGACATCGTACAAACGATGCGCGTAATTTACGCTCATCGTTGTGCGTACGACATCGCACGGAGCTCGACCTCCTAAAAAGCCGATTCGCAGCGCAAAGCTGTCTCGAGCAACACCCCGAATCGCTTTTTTCATCATCTGACCTTAGGAGGGTCGCGCCATGCTAACCAATTTTAGCCAGCTCACCACGGAGCAAAAGACCATCTGGTCGATGGATCTGTGGAAGCAGGCACGCAACTACAGCTTCATCAACAAGTTCCTCGGCAAGGACTCCAATAGCCTTGTCCAGCACATCACCGAGCTGAAAAAGTCCGAGAAAGGCGCACGTGCAGTTATCACGCTGCTCGCCGACCTCGAAGGTGACGGCGTCGCGGGCGACCGTACGCTGGAAGGCAACGAAGAGGCGATGAAGTCGTACGATCAGGTGATCCGTATCGACCAGTTGCGTCACGCCAACCGCCACGAAGGCCGTATGGCCGATCAGAAGTCAGTTGTCGAGTTCCGTGAGAACTCTCGCGACGTGCTCGCCTACTGGCTTGCCGAGCGTTTGGACCAGCTCGCGTTCCAGACGATGTCCGGCGTGACTTACGCCCAGAAGCCCAACGGTGCGGCTCGCATTGGTTCGGACCTTCCGTTCCTCGAGTTTGCGGCTGACGTGTCGGCTCCGACCAACCTGCGCAAGCTGCGTTGGGATGGTACCTCCGCCACTCACTCGCTGGTCCAGAACGGTGCAACCAACGCGGTTGCGGCGACGGACACACCGACGTGGGAGATGTTCGTCCAGCTCAAGGCCTACGCCAAAGACCAGTTCATGCGCGGCATCAAAGGTGCTGGTGGCGAAGAAATCTACCACGCGTTTCTGACCCCGCAGGCGATGGCGAAGCTCAAGATGGACAACAACTACATGTTGAACGTCCGTCACGCGCAGCAACGCGGCGACAAGAACCCGCTCTTCACTGGCGACGTGGTCGAGATCGACGGCATCGTGTTCAACACGTATCGCAACGTGTGCAACACCGCCGGCCTGACCTCGGGCAATAAGTGGGGTTCGGGCGGCACGGTCGACGGCTGCCAGATCCTGTTCTGCGGTGCGCAGGCGTTGGCCATGGCCGACATCGGCAACCCGGAATGGGTCGAGAAGGGCTTCGACTACGAGAACCAGCAGGGCATTTCCACGGGCAAGATCCTCGGCTTCCTGAAACCGAAGTTCAACAGCATCTATGCTGGCGACACGGTGCAGGACTTCGGCGTGATCTCGGTCTACACCGCGCAGTAAGAGGAGAACGCACACATGACCGCTCTTGCAACTCTCCGTGCGACTCGCAGCGCGCAGTATCCGCTCACTGCCGAGTGCACGATCAACTACAACGACACGTTCACCGACACCAGCGGTGTGCTGCAGACGGTTAGCGCCGTCGGGTCGTACACGTTCGATGCCATCAACCTGCCGGTCGGCGCGATCATTGTCGGCGGCGATGTGACCACGGAGACCGCCTTTACGGGGTCGACCGCGTTCAACATCACCGTCGGCGACTCGGCGTCGTCCAACCGGTACCTCGCGGCTACGGACAAGACCACGGCGGCTCGCACCGCTCTGACCTTGACCGGCTACGTGGGTCTGGGCGAGAACCTTCGCGTTGTGATCAACCCCACGGTGGCTACGGTCACCGCCGGCAAGCTCACGATTCGGGTTCAGTACATCGTTCGCGGCCGCGCGAACGAGGCAGTCACCGCCTGATAGATCCCACAAACCGAAAGTCCCCTTCGGGGGCCTTTCTCCATACCCACTACACAACTTGGAGTGCTCATGTCCGCCAATCAGAAATTGGTCCTGAACCGCGACTACACCCTCAACACCCTGACGGGGCACTCGATCTTCTTCAAGAAGAACGTGCCCACGCACGTACCGCGTCCAGCGTGGCGCGACGCACTCGCGATCGGTGCCCTGCCCCCAGATGGCGTGCCGGAAGAGCCCGAGCCCGAGAAGGCGTATACGCCTCCGCCCAGCGACCCCGACGAGCGCGCCGAGCAGATTCTCAAGGCCTTCGGTGTCATCGTTGCCAAGAACGAGCGCGAGGACTTCACCGCCGCCGGGCTGCCTACGAACGCTGCAGTCGCTGCGCTGACTGGTTTCAAGGTCCAGTCGAAAGAAGTTTCGGCAGTATGGCAGCAATACAAAGACTCTCTTTCTGAAGAGACTTCGGGCGAGCGCGCGTGAACACCGGAGAGCTCAAAGATCGTTTCCGCAGTGACGTACGGGACACCGATCCCGACACACCGCTGTGGAGCGACGCTGAGATCTACGATTACATGGACGACGCGCAGAAGATGTTCTGCCGTCTCCAAGGCGGCATCGCGGACACCACGACGGATAGCGTTTGCAAGATCAGCTATTCCGCGAACGATCAGTTCAAGACGATTTCGCCGCTGATCCTGAAAATTCGGCAGGTAGTGCGTGAATCCGACCAGCTCGAAGTTGAGATCCTCAACTTCGAAGATCTGCAGATGCACGTTTACGCCGACGACTACGGATTCCAGCCCCCGTACAAAATCGATGCGACGCCCGGGGAAGTTCGGGCGATTGTCACCGGCATGCAGGAAGGCCAGATCAGGTTGGTGCGCTTTCCGACCGCGGCCGACTCGCTGCGGCTCACCGTATACCGGATGCCGCTACTGACGATCGACACGACAGGTTCTCAGAGCTTCGAGATTGCTCCCGAGCACGTGCGTCCGCTGCTGTACTGGATGAAGCACCTCGGGCATCTGAAACAGGATGCTGAAACTTACGACAAGGGCCGCGCCGACATGTTCGAATTGCTGTTTCGGCAGTACTGCGATCAGGCCAAAGCGGAGCGCGAGAAGCGCGAACACAAATATCGGACGGTCGGATATGGTGGCTTGTGAGACCCCCCAGCCGGCGGTGGGGTATAACACCGGCAGACCGGGGGGCCGGGCCTCGCACTCCCTCCCGGTTGCCCCGGCACTTTACTACATCTGGAGATGAGCTATGAGCAATCAACTGTTTGACAACGCCCGCCGTAGCTTTCTCCGGGGCACGATTATCTGGGGAAGCACGAGCGGATCCATCGCCGGCGACACGATCAAAGCGATGCTGATCGCCAACACTGCGTCCTTGGCGGCTCAGGTCTTCGTGGCTGACTTTACGTCGGTCATCGTGGCCCGGTCTGGAGCGTTTACGACGAAGGAGGACACGAACGGCGCTGCAAGCGCCGACAACGTGACTTTCGCGAGTATCACCACGGGCATGCTTCCGGGCGGCGCGACTTCGGTCGGCGCGATTGTGATCTACAAGGACACGGGCACCGATAGTACTTCTCCGTGCATCGCGTGGATCGATAGTGCTACGGGCTTGCCGATAGTACCTAACGGAGGTGATATAATTTGCACGTGGGACACTGGAGCTAACAAGATTTTCAAGCTATAACAAGGACTTACGCGTTGAGCAAGCTTACTGAGAGCGAACGCAACGAACTTTTTAGGAGATTCCAATGAGCGGCGTTACTGCATTCAAAACCATTTCCGGGCGTACCCCCCACGACTTCGACACGGCGCTTAACGCTGCGCTCTCCGATGGGTATCAGCCGATTCCGGGCAGCGGCCCCTACAACATGGACCTCGGCGGCGTCACCTGCATGACGCTCGTGCAGGGATCTGTCGTTCTAGTGGGCGCAACCGGTGCGACTGGCCCGACTGGCCCGACTGGCCCGACTGGCCCGACTGGTGCGGTCTCGACGTTTTACGGCGAAACCAGCGATGCCGCTAACGTGTACACGGCTACGATCGCGGGCGCGACTTTGACAACCGGCACTGTCTTCGCGATCAAGTTCGATCACGCCCCGACTGACGCCGCGACGCTGAATGTCAACGGCCTCGGTGCAAAGGCCATTGTTGTGTCGACAGGCGCAGCGATTAGCGGTCCCCAAGGCATCGACGGTCAGATCGCGATGCTGGTGTACAACGGCACGCAGTTCGTCTACGTCGTGCAGCCGAATAACGCCTAACTCCGATGCCGACCGGCCCCACCAGTTTTCCCGGCGCGCTCGACGCGTTTCCGACTGTCCTATCGACGACGTTCGAGGATGACAGCGGCTTCGAGCACGACCTGATTCACGACTGGGAAATGACCGCGATCGCGGCGTTGCAGACGCTGTGCGGTATCGCGGGTTCGGCAGTCACCACGACTTTTCAGTACCGCATTACCACGATGGAAGGATACTTCGCCTCTGGGATCCTCGGCACGGCGCACGGCGGTACTGGTAACAGCACCGGCAATGCCGTTACGGCGACCAAACTCGCAACTGCGCGCAACATCAATGGCGTTTCGTTCGACGGGAGCGCCGATATCACGATCGCCACCAGCGGTGGCGGTGGTTCCTCGTTCAACTTTTTCGCGTGATGGGAGCACAGTATGACGGCTAACGTGCAACAAATCTTCAGCAAAGTCGGTATTGTTGGCTTCTGCAAGCTGCAGGCGGCAAATACCGCTGTGGACGGTACCGGCACGCTAGACACCGGCAGCACGGTCACAGCGGCCGGTGTGGCAACCTCCGGAACTGCCACGACGACGACCGGACATCTGGGCACATTGTTCGTGGCTGATGCCACGAACGGCGGGCGCGTTGAGCGCATTCGGCTCATGGCCGAAGGCACGAACGTGGCAACGGTATTGCGCCTCTTCATCAACAACGGCCTGACCAACGCGACTGCGATGAACAACGTATTGATCGCGGAGATCGCGCTGCCGGCGACGACGGCCAGCAACAGTGCGCTTATCAATAGCGGCGTGATTGAACTGCCGACGCCCAGTCAGGTAACGGCCTTCGATCTCACGGCTTTCCCTATCGTGCTGCCGATTGGTTACAAACTCATGGCTTGTCTGGGCACTGCCGTGGCGAGCTATTGGGACGCGACGGCGTTTGGCGGAGCGTACTGATTCATGGCCATGCTCGACATGGGCGGCTTCGCGGCGACGGGTGGCGCGCCGCTCGTAGACCGATTCGGCCGTTCGCTGCGCGACACGCCGCAACTGCAGATTCCTATTCCCAAGCAGCATTCGTTCATCGCCTCAGGCGGCGAGGCTGGCTTTGTATTGGCGGCAGTTCCCATGCCCAATACATTGCAGGTCTATCGCAATCGCGTATTGGTTCATCCATCTGTGTATTCCCTATCCGGCGTGAGCGTCACCCTCGCCAACGCGCTGACGTATTACGTCGGCGACATCATCGACGTGAGCTACCTGACGATTTCTCCCATCGTTGGCGCTGCGGCGCTCAAGCCGGCCGGCGGCTATGCGGCGCAGGTTTTGGCGGATTCGCCAGAAGTATACATGTTGGCAAATGATACAAGCGGCACAGTGATGACGGACAGTTCCGGGCATGGGCGGCATGGGACATACAATTCCGGGGTATTGTTGAACCAAACGGCGCTGCGAGTCGGCAGCAGCGGTTGCATTGGGATGAGTTCAAATTCCTATGCCGCTAGAAATACCAGCCTTCCGTCCATGGGTGCCGTCACGTTCGAGTGCATCATCCAATGCACAGGCGGAGGTTCGGTATATAGCGCCGCAATGCAGGATCAACAAAACACGCGCGCGATTGCCTACTTTGGAGCGAGCCGACATCACCTGTCGCTCATAAATCACAACAACGACTCAAGCTCGCCAAACAATACATTCGGCACAATCGTGCATGCGGTGCTTACGGTTTCCGGAGGTACGTGGAATCTGTACGAAAACGGCTTGCTCGCAGCGACGGACTCATATGCAACCGTTCCCGATACCACGAACATGACGTTTCTTGGCGATACGGTTTTCCCCGGTAGCTTTGGTTGGATCGGTTACGGCAGCGATTTTGCCGTCTACTCGTATGCTCTTTCTGCGACTCGCATCGCGACGCACTACGCGAGCATGTTCACCTTTGCTGGCGATCAAGATGCTGGTGTCGTTAGCGCTGGCACAGGCATCTCCATAAAGTCGATTGGCGGCGTGAGCGTAATTTCCGCACAGCAACCGGGGGTGTTCTCGCCATGAGCCTGGATATGTTCGGCTTCCCCGTCGCCTCGCAGCCGGTGTTTACCGACCGGTATGGTAATCCGCTGACGAAGTTGAAAACTTCTGGCGGCACAGCATTGACTAACCCAATGACGACGGCGGGTGATCTCATCGTCGGCGGTAGCGGCGGTACGCCGACGCGGTTGGGAATTGGCTCAAACGGACAGGTGCCTACGGTGTCGGGCGGTGCGCTCGTCTTTGCGACGCCTGCGGCAAGCGGGATACCTTCAGGAACGTCGTTCCCCGGTTCGCCAGCGACGAACACTATTTTTTTCCGCACAGATTTAGGTATGCCGTTTTACTACGACGGCACGCGGTGGCTTTCTTGGGGTGCTCCGCTCAAGTTCCGACTTGGATTTTACAAGAGCGCGTCCTCACAGCCGTTCTCTGCGACCGTTAGCGACGCCATGATGAACACTGCGCCATTTACGGGCGGCGGCAGCGATATTTGGCTCATAAATCACCGCGTGTGTTTCCTTGTAAATGGCGGCGGCAGCGCCTTGAATGGCTCGAACAAGTGGGTCGGGAACTTGCACAAATACGACACGGCCCTTACATCAACGACGATCGCAACAATCAACATTGATTCGGGCTCTTCTGGGGTCGCTCGCATGATCGACACCACGATCAATGCGCTTCTCGACAATGGCACGCCCCATTTCTTCATCGAGACGGACTGGACGAGGACCGGATCACCAGGATCGATCTATACGGCTGAAGAAATCGCTTATCGGATCGTAGCGGTTTGAGTTCGTGAATGGTCACTTACCGCAAACACGCTCGCTACTACTGGACTGGATCCGCCGTGATCAGGTTACACTATCCCGCGTCGACTGGGGCGGGGGATCACCATGGTTGCTGAGTACGAGCATTTTACGTCGGTCGGGCAGCGGCAGAGTATGTGGTCGAAATTCGACTGGGTTGGTTGGACCCGAGTACTTGTGGTTTGCCTGTTCGTGACTGGGGGGCAGTTGATCACGTTTTCGACCGAACGGCAGAAAACTATCGATGCGCAGACATCGCTTCAGCAGTCGCTGGACCACAACACCGCGGCGTTGCAGACAGCGATAGCCGAGCAAAAAGCACTGCGAGAGCAGATGGCTGACTTGAGTAAATGGCTCGCTCGCGTAGACCAGAGCAAATCGGACTTGGAGCGTCGAGTTGACCGCATGGAACCCTACGTGTTTAAGCGAGCAAATCAACCATGAATTTGGACTTTATGGGGGACGTCGGAGTCGGCTTCCTGCTGCTAGGAACCGCTTTGATGTACATATGCACGAAATTCGGTCACTCCGATTTTTTCGGCGGCTGGCCATTCAGCGGCAAGGACCATGACTAGGATCATCAACGCCCCCTCGAACGTTAAGGCGTTCCTAGACATGCTGGCAGTGTCTGAGGGGACGGCGCTCCGCGGTGACGACGGATACAATATCTTGGTCGGCGGCGGAACTTTTCAGGGATACAAGGATCATCCTCGTATCTACGTGCCTCTTCCACGGCTGGGGATTACTTCCAGCGCTGCCGGACGGTATCAGTTCCTCTGGGGGACTTGGGTCGATCTCCGCAACAGCATCGACCTGCCGGACTTCACCCCGATCTCGCAGGATCTTGCTTGCATCGAACTGATCAAGCGAGCCGGCGCGTATGAAGCCGTTCTCGCCGGCGACGTGCACACCGCCATCCTGAAATGCTCCAAGGTGTGGGCCAGTCTCCCGGGGGCTGGATACGGCCAGCACGAGAACGCTGAAGCGCAGCTAGTGGCCGCATACACCCGCAGTGGGGGCGAGGAAGTGCCGCAAGTCGCGGTCGATGTCGCGCACGCCACGGCGACCCTGATCAAGGTGTTTTCGGGGGCTCTGAATGGGTGACTTGATCTCGCAGTGCTTTACCGCGGCGACAGTTAATTGGCCGTCGACGTTTCTGATACTCGGTGTCGCCATGACGTTGATCGTCCTGTGGAAAGTACAGAAGAACGTAAAAAACAAAGTCGACCTGTCAGAACTGCTGATCGATGCCGACGGCAAAGCCAGCTGGACGAAGATCACGGCTATTGGGGCGTTCCTTTTTTCCACTTGGGGGTTCGTGGTTCTGATAGAGCGCGACCACATGACCGAGGCCTTGTTCGGTCTTTATATCGCTGTATACTCCGGGGCACCGGTTGCGTATCGCCTTGCGGCGACGCGCCATCAACCATCCGAAAGCGCAGAGGATCCAAAGCCATGATTATCGAATTCCTGTTGTTTGGCCTTCTGGTTGTGATTGTATTCGCGGCCTACAAGCTGCACTACATCGGTGCGATTCTCGCGGAAGCGAAACTCTTGGTCGGTGCGTTCAAAGACGATATCGTCAAAGCGGTCGACAAGAACAAAACGCCATGATGGACTTTTTGAAAGCGATTTGGGGCCACCTGCCCGGTCGTGCGTGGCTATACCTCGGTATAGCCATCGCCGGGTTCGCTTTCAAATGGTGGTATGACGATCGGCAACAGAGCATCGGTGCCAAGGCCTGCGAGGACAGTATCGCCAGCGCCATCGCCAATGCGCGCGCCCAAGTAGCACGCGAAGCCGCTTCGGAGAACAAAACGCTTGATGCGCAGCTTGCCGAAAACGACCCGCTTATCGTTCAGTGGAGCAAAGAATATGCGCAACCCGGCAGTGATGATCCTAATTGCAAGCCTGCTGATCCTCAGCGGGTGCAAGCCGTCAACGCGGCCCATAGACCCCGAAGCGAAGGATCCCGTTAATCTGCATTGCGATGCGGTGTGCCCCGCTCCGTGTCCGGCGTTGCCGGATTGGGACGGGACGTTGAACGAGGATCGAGTCTCTGCGCTGCTGAAGATTTGGGGTAGCATGTACGTTGAGTGCGATATGTATCGCCAAGCCTGCGTGCAGTGCATTCGTCGCGGTGTAAAGGCGGGCGTCATCAAGATGTAGAGACCTGTAATGGCCTACCGTAAACACCTAGCGTACAGAACCCACAAGCTGTACCCGGCGCTAGGTGTTGGGGACGTATTCCCCGCGGGCTGGTTAGATGAGACTTTCGGCATCGCTGCGGTCAAGGGGCGCGGTCTTGTCGCCCCTGCCGGGATTTCTCCGACCGATGTTGTCTATCACCCGTACGTTGCGTTTTATTACCAGTTCGTATCCGAGATTGGATACGGGTGGCTAGACGATCGCCTCGGCACTGCGGTCGCTCAGCTAAAGAAGCGGTTTATATTTCCGACTGGTTGGTTCGAAGAGCATATCGGAACCGGCACGGCGATTCAGCACCGTATCCAGCCGGCTCCACTTGGATGGCTCGATGAGCAGATTCCTCGGGCGCACGTCGACATCCACTTTAACAATATTCGTCTGACTGGCTGGCTCGATGACAGAGTTAGCGTCTACGCGACCGTACAGTGGAAGCGGCGCACGATCAGTTTTTTCGGCCAAGTCGATGAGCGGTTCGGCACTCCCGGAATCGTTAATCGCAATCGCTATGTCTACGAGCACCCACAGGGGTATGCCGACGATGTGGTGTCGCCGAACGCAATGGTTATCAATCGCAACCGCGTCATGCGCCCAGCGCCGTGGCAGGATGATCGGTTTGACTTCTTCGACGGAGCAATCCGCAATACCGGCCGAGCGTTGATCGAGTCGGGCTGGAGAGATGAGAAGTTCGGTGCCGGGACTTTTATCGCGTACAAAAACCGTTCGCTACTGCTCCACGGGTGGGTTGACGAAAGCTTCGGCAACAGCGTGCCGGCGAATCTTGCGTGGGGGGTTTACCCTCCCGGCATTCGCGTAGACGAGCGGATTGGCTTCCCGCGGCTTGCCAATACTCGGCGTTTTCTGCACCTGTTTGGCATCTCAAGCACAGATGCCACCGGACGGCCGTTCGTATCGTTCCGCGTTCGGAACGTCGTACAGACTGCCGGCGCACACCCCGACGAAGTGTTCGGGTTTCGTACGGAAGCCCGGCATAACCCGTACCCAGTACACCCGACTAGCTGGATCGATAGCGATCGGCAGTTTGGCTGGCCTGCGGTCTTCGCACACTCACACAACCTGCATCCGAACCCGATCGTTTCGATCGATGTGTTCGGACTGCCCTACGTGGTTAACCGTAACCGGGTGGTTTTCGTACCTTCGCCGGATCTGCGCGAAGCGTTCGGCAATACCCACATCGAGCTACGTAATCGGCATCTACTCCCCGTCGGGGCGAGCACCGAATTTTTCGGCGCTGCGCTTGTGCAGTGGAGCACGCGGTACGTTTATCCGAGCCATTTCTCGGTGCCGGCGATTTCGACCTACCATCGGATTTCAGAGTCCGTCGTTGACGGGCCCCCAGAGGACCAGAACGTCTACCCGGCTAGTTGGGACGACTCACAGTTCAAATACGGCTCGGTCACGGTGTACATCCATGGCATCTTCGCTTCCGGATGGTCCGATGAACACTTCGGCTCGATAAAGGTACTCAACAACACGATCGACTTGCAGAAACACTCGATCGTCAACCTCAAACAAGTCGGCACGCCGATCCTAATCTACACTCGGGGGGTCTTTCCGAGTTCGATTCCGCCTGCGCCGCCTATCGGCAAACGTGGCGATAGCGATCAGTTCACGTCGCTTCCGCGCGTTGATCCGTTCCATATCTATGCTCCGTTCGGAGAGCTTACGCCGCCGGGCTACATCCCCGGTGGTCGCGGGCTGTATATGGACTCGCTATTGCCGGAAGGGTATCTCGCCTCTCGGTGGCCGTGGTTCGGACACCAGACTATAACCAACAAGAACCGAGCGGTCTTCGTGTCTCCGTCGAACTTCGGCGGAACTGTGGGGGATAACACATCGGTCGACTGGAAGACGCACTACGTTCGCCCGAACGGCATCAAGCAGTGGCGTGTAGGGCTGGTGCGTTTCCTCAACGTGCCGCAATACATCAACTTCGACACGTACCATCTTGGGTTCATGGATGAGAGCTTCGGTTCTGCAGCCGTCGCCCCACCCGTAGACGGCAACAACGGAGTCCTTGTGCCCTCGCTCGGCGTAGATGAGCGTTTCGGCGGGAACGTCATCGATCTTAAAAATCGCAACCGGTTGCCCCCGAGTCTCGGGCTGGATGAAAGCTTTGGGTTGGCGATCTTTGGCACTACCCGGTACTACAACCTGTCTGGCTGGTTCGATGAGAACCTGATCTGGACCACTGAGTTCGTCTCGTACCGGATTCGCCACCTGCTTGCGACCGGTTTCATCGACGACTCGTTCGAGCGCATCGATGATGACCCCATATGGTTCGGCGAGCGTATGCGCGTGTCGACCAAGGCCTACGCACTGCATGACAAAGGGTTCGTGGATACGAAATTCGGTGTGGCAGTTGTAAAACACGAACACGAGTGCTGTAATTGACGTCGGTGAACAAGACGCTGCCATTCCCGTTGCCCGTTCTCGGAGTCGACGAGCTCTCGCACGAGACGTCGCTGCCGCGCGGAGCTGTTCGCAGCATGACCAATATCGATGTGGGGCGCACTGGCAAGATGCGGCTGCGCCCCGGTTTTGTGCGGTCTATTTCGGCCCCGGCGCATAGCATCAGATACATGCCCCAGCGCGGGATTACGCTGGTCGGCAAGGGGAACGCCCTCTACCAGCTGGACACGAGCAGCATGGCGACCACTTTGGTCGCCATGCTGAATTCTGGGCATCCGCTCGAGTACATCGAGTATAACGGCCACGTCTATGCGTCCAACCGTACCAGTCTGGTCTGGCTCCCCGCAGATGCCAATACTTGGCGCACCGTCGGAGTTCCCGTACCTGACGCGCCTACGGTTGCGGCTTCCTTGACAGGGGATCTACCTTCGGGCCGGTACGGGGTTACGATAACGAAACTCGACGACCGCGGCGAGGAAAGCGGCAGCGCTACGGTCCAATTCGTGGACCTCCCCAACGGCGGGGGGATCCAGCTTTCGAACCTACCGGTTTTTTCGGGTTCGGTGGCGATCTATCTCACTGCGGCGAACGACGAGAACTTGCGGGTCTCCGAGACCATTCCTGCAGTGTTTAGCACCTATCTGGCTTCGTTATACCCCCAAGGACGCCCGCTAGAGACGTTCTCCATGGTGCCGCTGCCCCCGGGGGACTTCATCCGCTGGCATAACGGTCGTCTGTATACGGCCGTCTACGATACCCTGCGCTGGACCGAAGCGCTCCGTGCTCATGTACACGACGCGTCCGCAGATCTCATGAAGTTCAGCGGATTCATTTCCTTTATCGAACCCGTAGTCGACGGCATCTACGTCGGCGACTCCCGCGGCGTCTGGTTCCTGAAAGGCGGAGACCCCGATGAATTCGCTCCTGTGCGCGTCAGTCCGTGCCGTGCTGTGGCTCGGTCTAGCATTTCTGTGCCTCCCGAGCACTTCAATCCGAAGCAGGTTCAGACTTCGTACCCGTGTGCTGTCTGGCTGAGTACTTCGGGCTATGTTGTCGGCACGGCTGGCGGTACCGCCATCGAGCTTCATGCCGATCGTATCCGTGTGCCCGGCGGGCTTGTTGGGCGCTCGCTGTTTTTCTACTCGGAGGGTCGCAAGCAGATTGTGACTCCTGTAAACTCCAACACCACTGCGGCCTATGGCTTGGCTGCGGACTCGACTTATACACCCTGAGGAGATTCCCATGCTGCACCGTGATTTGATCAAGCACGCCGGCGAGTTCATGCGGTATCTCCGCAACCGGCAGTATGAGCGCACCGCCGACGGACTCCTGTTCGCCAGAGCAGGCGTCATCGCCACGGGCATGTACAAGCACGACATCAACGGCGAAGATGTTCGGTACGATAAGAACAATCTTCCCGACGAGGGGCTGAAATACCTGCTCTCCGTCGGCGTATGCGCCGGCACGCAGTTGGCAGCGTGGTATCTGGCCCTTTACGGCTCGAACTACACCCCGACCAGTACGCTTACCGGGGCAAGTTTCCCGGCGACGGCTGGCGAGATTACGAGTGGCACTGAGGGGTATACCCAGAGTACGCGTCCGGTCTGGACTCCCCCCGGCTCGGTGACCTCAACCACGGTGAACAACTCGGCGTCGAAGGCGGCATTCACGATCGCGACAGCCAGCGTGCTGGTGATCAACGGTGCGGCTATGCTGTCCAACGCCACTAAGGGCGACGTCACGGGCAAGATCGTGTCGGCGACGAAGTTCTCGGCAGCGCGCAACGCCTATAACACCGACACGTTCAATCTCGAGTACGACGTCACTCTGACCTCGTCTTGATGCCTCATGGCCCTCTACGACGGCGTACCGTCGATTCGGCTTGAGGGCGATGAGAAGCGAGCCCTTGCCCTCATCCCCGAGGGCAAGGCGTTGTTGTACCGCATGCAGCTGATCATGCAGCGTGCGGGCATTCGCACGTTTGCCAACGCGCAGCGCATCGACGATGACTCTTACATCTACGTCCTCAGCGCCGAGGGCGTTAACATCATTTCGATTTCGGTAGCCCCACGCGCCGTAGAACAGACTTACGAAACGCCGACGTCTGAGCCGTACGTGGTGCTTGAGCCGACGATCTACTCGGGCATTGTTCATAACGGGTACATCGAGCAGCAGATCGTAGCTGGTAAAACGATCTCGGTTTGCGACGAATTCATTCCGACGATCGATTGTGCGCAGAACAACAAGGCCATGGTCTCGTTGCCGATATCGCTCAGCGCGTGGCACGGCTCGCGGTGAAGCCGGATCAGAGCCTCTCCGAACTGAATAACCCGAACCCGCTGAGCGCTTTGGTATTTTCTCAGTACTCGCTACTTCGTCCGTCGATGTACTCCGGCACGATGACGATCGTCGTTCAGCTCGTCATGGGGCTGGGGCGTATCGGTAAGGCCGCTTTGCGGGACAAAGACAAGACCGACGAACCGGTTACGCAGTATATGCGTGAGGTCGAGACCAGCGGCGTGCAGGTTCGGTATGACTACAAATTCTCGCGTACGCACGGCATCACGGTCGGCGACGATGGCAAGCTCTGGCTAATCGAAGTCAGCATCACCAACGGCGTGCGTGCCATGCTGTTGCCAGTGTTTCCGCATCTAACCGGTGCAGCAGTCGCCGCGGAATTCAAAACCGCCGGCAACGCATCCATGGCCGCTGCGATCGAAGCCTTAGGATGCTTGCCTACGGGTGAGAGTTTTCCGACTGGACAGAATCTGGCCAACCAGATCGCGCTCGGAAATATCCTGCAGCTCTTGCCGGCGTCTGCGCTCGCGGAGTTCTACCAGAGTAGTGGGTACAGCTCCATTCTAGGTTGGGCGTTCAACGCTTCCGGGCGCGAGGCTTCGAATACGGGGTATTACTACGGCGATGACGGTATCCAACGCGGGGTGTGGTATCGGATCAATCTGCATATCGGCGCAGTGAAGCTCACCCGCGCACCGGGCGAATCGTTAGCCGATGCCGTGGCGACGATCACCAAGGTCAAAGAGGGCAAGATCTGGGCTCCATGGATCGGCACCGACCAGTTCATACCGTTCAAGGTGCATGAGCCGCTCGTAAACGGGCTGCTCAGCCATAACGGTCAGCCGACGATTCCCGGGCGCGCTGCGCCAATCCCGACATGCGATACGCCGGTATTCGTCGCCTACATCGGTGATTCGATCAACGTGGTGAGTTTCTTTCGTCACGCCGGTGTGGACGATTACAGTACGATTAACGACGAGACTATTGGCGTCGACTGCCTGCTCGCGGGCAGTTGGACGATTACTCAGACTTCAGGCTCGCGCAGTTTTCCGACGATGATGTACTCGAATACCTACGACGAGCGCGAAATCGTGCAGGCCAATGTCACGACGACGCAGATCAAGTCCGAGGATCTCGGGTACGACAACCCCCGGTTTTCGGATTACCTCGAAGCTCCGTTCGCAGCCCGCGTTAACCGCTTCCGCATGTTCCGGAAAACGGTAACCGTCGACACCGTCAATGGCGAGTTCATCGGCGGTGTAGTGGCCGTTCCGGCCCTCGCGCGAGAGGCGTATTACTACGCCGTAGCGCACGGGTATAGCCACCACTTCGGCAGCAGTACGGTGTCGTGGGATCTGATTCAGGACCCGAACGTCGGATACAGTTGGCGGTGCTTCCCGTCGCTCGGCGTTGCCGCTCCGTACCCCACTGGTAGAGACTGCGATACACGTAATTGCGGGGGCGACTGCACCTTCGGCGGAATCGGCGTGCACCGCGAGCGCCGGATCATCTGCACGAATTTTGAGCCGTCTACTTGTTCGGATTATGCAGACGAAGGTCCGTGGCTCTCCGCGTGCGAGAACGTCGATAACTTCGACAACTTGCCGCTCGCACCGAAGCCGACGCCGCATACCAGTTTCGATCTCGGACAGGACATCAAGACCAAACTCCGGTTCGTGAACCCCAGCGGCACGTTCGACATCCCTCTGACCGCTAGTGACTACACTAACCACTGGGCGATACCGTCGCCTGACCCGAACACTGGGAACGTGCAGGTGATTGTTGCTACGTACAGCGTTATCGGGGATGATGGGATGGTCTACTCCCAAGGGCTGTCGGATTACGGTTTGGGGACTACGACCAGAGGTATACTCCCCGGGGGCGCGGTTACCACGTACTACCCATGCTTCATCGGCGTGAACGGTCCGTAATATGCCAATCATCAACGACTCGCTGTCCAGTTCGGCGAACGCTACCTCCAGCGTACTGCTCGGGCTGGCCGTAATCGGATGTGGTTGCGGCATCGCTGCTGGCTCCGTCTTTACCGGCTGGACCGTAGCCCTCGCCAGTTCCGCCAACGCTACCTCAAGTGCTGTACCCACCGGCTGGGCCGGCTGCCTCGGCGGAGCCAACGCTACTTCGAGCGTAGCGCTGGGAGTTACGACCAAGCTGAGCAGTGCCGCGGCGGGCTCGAGCTTGCTGCGAGTGGATATACCCACTACGGCAACGGGTACGGCCAACGGCACCAGTGCTATTAGCCTTATTTACGCCGACTGGACGCTAGCGTCTTCGGCGAACGGCACAAGTGCGCTTAGCTACGCCTACACCACCAATCTGGCTCTGGCCGCTGCGGGCGTAGGTACATCGCGCGTTGTTTATGGCGGCATCGAGATCTGTAGCGGTACAGCCGACGCGACCGCGGCGATCGCACTCAACCGGTTTATTTCGGTACTGTGCGCCGCTTCGGCGAACGCAACCGGTTCCGTCAACGAGTCGGCAACGATCCCCGATGTCCTGCTAGCTGGCTCTGCCGCCGGCAGCGCGTCTGTCGCGTTGTTCTATACCTCGAACGTGACCGGGAGTTCTTCTGCGCAAGGTGAGTCGAGCGTGTACTACAACGACCCAGCGCTCAAAGCATGGGTCATGAACACCGAGACCGGAGCTCCGTTCTGGTACGACAACTACAACTTCGAATCGATGACTCAACTGCCGGATGGGCGCATTCTTGCGGCCAGCGCCGGCGGGGTGTTTACGATCACGCGAGGCGATGACGCCGGCAGTCCGATCAACTACCGGCTGATTACGGGTTTCATGGACTTCGGGCAGCCGACGATCAAGCGCATGGATGCGATGTACATGTCTGAGACGAATGCGGCCGGGATTTCGATCTGGCCAGAGGTGCAGGAAACCGGTCCGGCCGTTACGGCGAAAATGATCGAGCCACACAGCTCTTCGATGCCGCGCAACTCTCGAGTCTTATTCCCCAAAGGGTTGTGGGGCCGGCATTGGAGGTTTACTATCTCCGGTGCGGCGGAATTCCAGATCAACGACATGACGATGGACGTAGCGTTCTCGAACCGGAGATTGTGAGATGCCCATCGATCCGAATATCGCATCCGACCCGTTTGCGGAGTCCTTCGGGACCGTACAGGCCGTAGACGCGATTGTCGAAGAGCGTATTGCCGACTCCAAAGCCGTAGCTCAGACGTTTCTCGACAGCGCGGAGGGTACGCTCACCGCGTTGCAGAGCATCGATTTCAATCTGGCGGGC